CGGGCGAACTGTCCTTCCCGGTCGAATGCGATGTGATATCCCATTTTCGCATCGAAGGAAGTCGTCACGCCATTAAAGAGCTTGCAGGGGTGATAGGTTTCCAGATGCGCTATTTCCAGAGGAGGTAGGGCCTGAATTTCAGTTTCTTTGCCTTGCTCGTTTCGTGCCATCCTTCGTTTTCTCCTTGCATCATGACGCCGCACCCAGACCTGAGTGCCGCGAATTCGAACAGTTGATTGAAAAGCCCCATCTGCCGGTAGGGGGATTTGGTGAAGCCCCAGACGATGCCGCCCTTGTAGTGCAGAAGAAACGCCTGAATGAGGTCCGGGGATTCGTCGGGGCAGATGACGTGGCACGAGGCCAGGTCAAGCGCGTAATCGAGAACCGCGCAGGCCTCATCACGGGCCGAGTGCGCGATGGCACCGGCTGTGGAAAGGATTAGGGCACGGTCCGATTTCTGATACTCGCGCACAATGGGTCTCATAGCGTTCCTTTCAGGCCTGCGAGCTTCACTCGGCCTCCCCTTCGTCTAGGGACTGCGTTTCAAATTGTTCGGGGGATTGGAGCGCCGAGGTCGGAGTTGAACCGCCTTCTCCCGATTGGTCATCGGGCACAGCAACGTCACTGCTTCCGGCGCGCTTAGGGTAGGGTTTCGATAGAGAAGATACCTTGCGACGTATTTCTTCGTCAAGGGGCATCACATACGTGTGTTTTCGGGTCGGCTTCCGATATGGGATACCTTTTTCATCTGCAAAAGCTTTTCCTGTCTGTCCGAATTTCGCTCCGACACTTCTGTGATGTGTCCATTTTCCATTTATAAGATATTCGAGCGTTCCCCCTGTGGTAGAAAGCCCCGTATATATCCAATTGGTAGCTTGATAAACACCACCATGATGGCCCTGTTTTGGGTCCGCAAAAGAAACCAGCAATCGCATTCCCGGATTGGACCTTTTAAGAAACCGAATTGCTAAAGACATTATTCTGGAAACAGAGTTTTCGTGTTTTGCCAGAGCGATTCTCGTGAGCTCACAGCCGTCCGTGGTTGATAGTCCATATGGAGTCAACAATTGATTGCAGGCTCCTCTGGAAAACAAAACTATGCCTATGAATTTACCATTTTCCCATGCCCCGACACGAACCATTTTCCCTGCTGGCATACACTTCGAATAATGCCAGTTCTCACAGGCAAACTTCGCAGCCTCATGGGTTGCCCAATCGATTTTAAGCACGGGTTTAGAACTCATGGCCACAACTCGGGCAGGTTGTGAGTTTCTTTTCATCGAGCTTGCCTTGGTCGTCCTCTGTTCCTGGAGGAAACGCGGGGCCTTCGAGCATGACTTGGATTTCCCCCTCAGAAAACCCCGTGAGCAGGGCGTCGAAGTCCTCTTCCTGCAGGGTCGCAATCTCGACCTTGAGAAGCTCCTCGTCCCACCCGGCATTCATGGCTAGTTTATTGTCCGCGAGAACGTAGGCCCGCTTCTGCGTCTCGGAAAGGTGCTCAACCCGCACGCAGGGCACCTGGACAAGCTTCAGCTTCTGGGCTGCCAGCACGCGGCCATGGCCTGCAATAATGCCGTTGCCCGCGTCGATAATGACGGGGGAAATAAAGCCGAATTCACGGATGCTGGCGGCAATCTGGGCCACCTGCTCCGGGCTATGGGTCCTTGCGTTCCTCGCGTAGGGAATCAAATCCCCCACGGGAACCTTTTCATACCGTGCCCCGTCCGATGATGCTTTGGAGCTCTTCATCTGTCATCTCCGTAAGTCGCTTGATGGTGGCCTCTGGGGTCACGTCGATAATCTTGGGTTCGCCCACTTCCCGCTGGGAAAGCTCGATTTGGCGCACCTCTGCAAAGAGGGCAGGGAACACCCGCTCGAGGTAGGCCAAGGCTGCCCGCCAGTCCTTTTCCGCCCCTTGGCGCAGCTTCGAGATCCACCACAGGAGGTTCTGAGCCTGTGCGCGGTTGACACGGGCGGCCGTCTCCTCGCAGTCGGTCATCCACTTTCTGAGTGTGCCGCGGTGGATATTCGCCAAGAGGCAAGCGTAGTCGATGGGAAGCCCGGCACGGATGGCCTTGCACACCTCTTCGATAACATCGCCCTGCTCGGCCTCTGGCACGGCGGCGGCCTTACGGGCCACGGGCTGCCTTGAGGGTGCGCGGTCTGGGCGCTTTACGAGGGCAGCATCGACGGCTGCAGCGAAAATGCCATCCCCGTTTTTCCAGGTGTACACGGTCTGGAGCGCTACGCCCACTTCCTTGATTGACTTTGCAAGCGACAAGCCTCGGCCCAGAGCGGCTAAGAGAGCCTGCTTTTTTGCCTGCTGTTCGTCGCGGGTAAACGTTCTGGCCACGGTTTGGCGTTCCTTGGGCTGTTTGATAGACTATCTAGCTAGAGTGCCACACATAAATCATTCTAGCTAGCCCCAGGGTATAGTTAGGCAATATCAAGGACATAGACATGCAAAAAGCGCCAGCATGGAATCTTCGCACAAGGGCCGTCGGTCAACTTCGCCGCCTATGGAGATTCAGCCCGGACGTAAAAAACGCCCTCTCGAAGGCCCGCAGCGAGACGAGCTCAAAGCCGAAGCTTGTCGGGTATGCCTGTGCTGTGTGTGGTCTCATTGCTAAACGCGAGGACGTGGCCGTAGACCACATCGTGCCCGTGGTGCCCACGTCGGGGTGGGAGAGCTGGGATTCATTCGTGGCGAGGCTCTTTTGTGGCTCGCAGGGCCTGCAGGTTCTGTGTCACTTTTGCCATGACGCGAAAACGGCAGCCGAGCGAAGCCGCAGAACGGCAGCCAGGCGGAGGGTTCAGAGCGAGGGCTGAAAGAGGTCATCGACCGCACGGGTCCACGTTTCCTGGTCCCAGCTCCCTGCGGCCATATCCATCCATTCTGCCGTCAGAGGGCCGTCGCGGTGCTCCATGCCGAGGAGGCAGTGGGCGAGCTCGTGATAGCTGATGACCCGCTTGAGCTCCGGGGAGAGGGCGGCACTGACGTCGATATGATGGGGGGTGCCGGTGCCGGTTTCGAAGAAACAGCCGCCCTGGTCGTCCCCGACGAGACTCGCGACCTGCACGGCCTCCATTTGGCCGAGGCGCACCCGGCACTGGTCCGCGAAGCCGCGGGAGTCACATTCGGAGAGAAACTCTGTCACGTAGGGCTGGAGCTCAGGGGAGACGGTGGGACCGTCGTGGGCACGGCCGCAAGCGGTGATTGCCAGGATTGCGAGTGCTGCGAGTTTCATTGCCCTTCCCTCCCCTTATTTTACGTATCGGAGCATGCGGGAAAAGCTTTAGGGCCTGACTCGGCCTACCCTTACGATTTCAGAAAATTGTGAAGTGGAGGTGCCGGTTACGGACGCGCCGCGGGTGCAGCGTCTAGCTTCACGGGCTTTCCCGACGGTCCCGAGCGCACGCATGCCCCGGCCTGCTCGGTCGGCCTCCACTATCCTCTCCCGGCCCGCTCACGGTAGCAGGTTAGCGCGAAAGTGCCAACGGCGGGCGCTCGAGGAGCTTGGCGGCGACATCGAGGCGGTCAGGGTCCGAGGAAACGAATGCCGGGAGTGCCTGCCCCGGCAGAAAGAGCCCCCATTGTCCGCTTCCGAGGTACGCCGTGTGCGTTTGCACGCTCACCTCCCTGCCACGAGGGTGCCAGCATTGAGTCGGGCTCCGCGGGTGCCACCTCGGTGAACGGCGGTGAGGCGCCACATCGAAACCCGGTCCTGGGTCACGGAGAAAACAGGGGAGCCGCTCATGCCTGGGAGCGTGTCGCAGTCGTAGTGTAGGAGCCCGGTGTCGACTTCCTGGGCACTGCAGGCGGCGGAGAAGCGCAGGGTGCGCTTGGAATCCCAACCGACGAGGAAAAGCTTTTTGCCGGTGACGGCTTCCGATTCGAGGTGCGGGGTAACGGGCGCAACGGGCAAGGCGGTGCCCAAACGCACAACGGCGACGTCTTCCGACGGATGCGGGATGGCTTCGACCACGGTGGCGGACTCCCCCGATACCAGGTGAGCGCTAAAGCTCGAGGCCGAGCTCACGGAGAAACAGTGGGTGGCCGTCAACACGCTCCTGCCATCGTTTCCGAGCCAACCGGAGCAATGCCCTTTCGGACCCATGAGGAGCACAGTGCGACGGAAGAAGGGCCAGAGGGTGGAATCCGCCCGGAGACTCCTGGCTTCTCGAAAAACGGCACCGCCTGCGAGGGCATCGGGTTCTGCCGTGGCACGAGAGCATCCGCCCAGGAGCAGGGCAGCCAATGAAGCGACGCCGATGGCTGAGAGGTACATGGCCATGAAGGTGAGGAAATCCTCATGCAAAGGCTTCATTTCCGGCCCTCCTGGAGAAACCGGACGTCTCGGATGGCTTCTGCTTCGGAGCGCGCAAAGCACAAAATCGACGCCGCACCGTTTTCCCGATAGATGACGATCGCAAAGCGGCTTCCTGTGTGGAAATAATCGTAAGCCATGGGGGACCTCCCTCAAAACGCGGTGGGGAACAGACGCTTTGCTTCTTCTCTCACCGATTCGTAG